GTTGGAATTATTAGTGGCATCCCTTCTCTCTCGTGTAGGAGATCTCGAAAAGCGAATCGCTTAAAGATTGCGTTCGTATAAAAAGTACAATGTCCTGCATTGCTGCGCTCAAGCCTATCGTCGCTGTGAACACGCCTTCTAAGATCAAGTCCAAGTCCAAGACGACTTCTTCTCGAGTTCCCCCTCTCAAGAAGGTTGAACGTTCCAATGATTTTCTTTCCGTCGCCGAGCGCGTCAACGGTCGCGCAGCCATGATTGGATTTACCGCCGCCGTGATCGATGAAGTCATGACTGGTAATTCTATCAGCACGCAGTTCCACGATAACGTTGGGCTCTCTGTCGCGGTCGCCGCCCTCGCCTTCCTCGGTACAGCAGCGAACCCCAAGGATGAAGGATACGTCCAGGGGTTTTGGAAGCCTGAGACCGAACTCGTAAACGGTCGACTCGCCATGATCGGTATCGTGTCACTTCTACTCACGGAGTCTCTTCATCCTCACGTCCCTCTATTCTGATACTTAAAAAAATAAAACCGTAGTATAATATAAAACATGTCCGGTGGAATCGCCCAGCTCGTTGCCATTGGAGCCCAGGATGCACACATTGTGGGCCGTCCCGAGGTTTCATTTTTCCGTTCTACCTACAAGCGCCATACGAATTTTGCTCAGACCGTCGAGAAGCAGGTTATCCAGGGTAACCCCGTCGCGAACGGTATGTCGACCGTGCGTTTCGAGCGCAAGGGTGACCTTCTCGGCTACGTGTACATCACCAACCGCAACACCCCTGGTCTTCGCAACCTCGCAGGTTGGGAGGCTGAAATTTCCAAGGTCGAGTTGTTAGTGGGGGGTCAAGTTATTGATACCCACGATTCTCGCTTTTCTCAGCGTCTCGCCCCCCTTCTTCTCGGTCAGACGTACTCTAAGTCCCATAAGGCCCTGCAGAACGGCGCTGGCACTACCAAGATATACCCTTTAAGATTCTCGTTCTGTGAGAATGCTCAGTCTGCCCTTCCTTTAGTCGCATTACAGTACCATGACGTCGAGCTCAGGATTACCTGGGGCGCCACGCTCGCCAGCGACGCGTACGAGGTCCATGCTCAGTTCATCTACCTCGATACCGATGAGCGCACGGCTCTTGCCTCGACTCCCCAGAACATGCTCATCACTCAGACGCAGAAGGCCATTAAGTCCGATTCTGCTATCCAGGAGCTTTCGTTTAACCACCCCATCAAGTTCCTCTGCACGTACCGCGATGATGCTCAGGATTTCGTCGGTACTTCCGGGGCTAAGACGAAGCTTCAGATCAACGGTACTGATGTCGGTGATGCCAAGCTTGCGAACCCGCACTATACTTCCGGTTCTATCTACTATCACACACCGTTCGCCGATTTCGACGGTAGTCTCACGAACCATTTCCTTTACCCCTTCTGCCTGGACACTGCCAAGCTTCAGCCCACTGGAGAGCTTAACTTCTCCCGGGTTGACTCCGCTCGTCTCGTGACGGATGCGGGTACTTTCAAGTCTGACATTTACGCGGTCGGTTACAACATTCTGCGCATCGAACAGGGTATGGGTGGTTTAATGTACAGCAACTAAATTCCCACGTACTATTAAATGTGGGTGTTCCTTCTTCTAGTAATATTCGTTTTTATGATCACCTACGATCCTAAATCCGGAACACTTAATAAATATATCCCCGTCGAAAATGCTCCATGCAAGGACGCGCACTATCAGGAGATTCAATTTGCACAACATGGATACCCGTGTCCAGAAGGCCAACAATCTAAAATGGGTGCCATTGTATCTACTTAAAAACAAAAAACAATCTTAAATCACATATGTTCGGACTTGATCGCGATACGGCGATTATTACCGCCGTAGTTATCTGCGTTGTTGCATCTGCTTATCTCTACAGGGAACTTAAGAAGTCTCAAGAAGAGATTGGTCAGGTTAAGAGTTTTATCGAGCGTGAGGTTGAAGAGTCGCAGGCGTACATGAACGCAGCCGCAGCCGCTCAAATGATGCCTCCCCCGATGGATCAGCCCACCGCCAAGAAGATCGAGATCGTCGAGGATGAACCAGTTAATGTACCCGAGAAACGTACTACGCGTTCGAGTGAGAAGAATCAGGCTCAATAATCTTGTCAGGGGATTATAGAGGCTAATGTGCAATGAAAAAACATAAAGCTATTGCTATTCCTGTCACGTTTGCTGGTGAAACCCCCCGGTTTCTAACGGTGAGAGACAAGAGATTCAAAGAGTGGATTTTTGTCACGGGTGGGTGCAGGCGCCGGGAAATATTTTGCCCTTTACGATGTGCGTTGAGAGAATTAGAAGAAGAGACAAGAGGGGTTGTTTCGCTAAAAAATGGTGAATATACGAGTTTTTCGTTTAACGTTAAGGAAGAGCCTAATATAGAACTAGAATACACTGTATTCGTGTTCTTTGTGGACTACTCTAAAACGGAACAACTTGAACTCGTTCGCCGATTTAATGAAGAGAAACATAAGATGCATACGAAAAAGATACACATGAAACGTACATACGACGAAAACGATTTTATGAGTTTTGATACACTAGTGGAATTTAACCAGCGTAGGCGTTGGGAGCGAATCGTGACCAACGTGCTAGAAAATCCAGAGTTTTACGCATGCGTGACTTCTCTTAATAGAAAAACCTTCTCTATAAAATAATGAAGTCGAAGAACTACATCCTTCAGCAAATCAAGGAAGTACTCATAGATAGAAAAGCTTACAGTGAAAGCCGGGCCGATAAGTACATCGAAGAAGTGAAGGATAAGACAGTTTACGAACTTATGGTGTTAAAGAAAGAATTAAGCACGGAAGAGGAAGAGCTAAGAGATGTCTCTTGGCGGAGTTCCGTGTGGCGCGATGAAGAGTATTAAAAAGGTAAGTATATAATCAATTAAGTATGTTTAGATCTTGGTGTCAAAAACAGGGTTTCACCTTTAAACAAGGCTCCAATCTATCACATGTGCTCATGGACGGTGGTCGTCTATCTGTTCCTTTTGATAGATTGAAAGATTTTTACGAAAAGTACGTGGAGTGTATTCGTAATGGGGAAAAGTTATATGTGGTCGAGCAGAAAACGGACACGTTTAACTTTTTCGTAGATTTGGATTACAAGGATACTGAACAGCTCTCATTCGAAAGACTCGAAGAATATGTTCGAACAATCTGTGATCGCGTCACCCATTACGGAGGCAAAGATGTACTCATTTCGGTAGCTGAACCGAAACCATCCCGCGATAAAATTAAGCATGGAATCCATATGAACTGGCCCAACTTTGTCGTCGATCATGGTTCGGCTATGGCCCTGCATTCGCATATCGTGTCATCCTTGTCTTTGTTGTTTCCCGGAAAACCATGGGAAGATATCGTAGATACCGCCGTGTACGGTGGTGGAAGACGTAATGTGAAAGGAAGTGGATTTCGTATGCCTTGGTCGCATAAAAAAGCTAAACACGATGTATGCGAGGGACGTGGGTGTGCGTTGTGTGAAAAGGGTAAAATAATTGAAGGGGAGTATCGACCCGTGCTCATGTATTCATGTGATACGTCATCCCTTTCTCATATTCACGACCAAAAACCGAGTGTTGAGATTATGGAAATGGCCACTCTTCGAACGGAAGTTACAACCCCTGTCATCGTACAGGGTTCGACGCGGACGGAGGGTGGATTCACGATACGTGAGACGAAGAATGTCTTCTCAGATGAGAAGGTTGTCCAAGATATAGAAGCGTTCGTGCAAAAAAACCTAGACGGACAGGATACCGCACAGATAACGAAAGTGTACCAAGATAAGAACGTCTATCTCTTGTCTACCAACTCTAAATATTGCGAAAATCTTCAACGTTCGCATGCATCTAATCATGTGTGGTTTAGAATCGAAGGTCATACGATCGCACAAAGGTGTTTTTGTACATGTGAAACCATGCGTGGTAGACGGTTTGGGTTTTGTAGAGATTTTTACGGTCGAAAGCATCGACTACCCGACACGATTTTTAAGGAATTGTATAAAGATGGGTATAAAGCATCTTTGTATGAGACGCCGCAGATGATCTGTCAACCCTGTCCGGAAGTGAAGAAGGATGACACGGTTAAGGGTGTGAATATGTTGCAGGCTTTCATAAATAAAAATATGACGAGTACCCCTGTCATAGTTAAGAGTGTAACCAAAAAGTCCAAGTTTCAGCGTATAGCCTACACCGATTTAAAGTGTGCAAAGTGTAATTCTACGGCTACGCAGTTCAAAATCGTAAAGAATAGGATCGTACAGGCCTGTTCGTGTAAGAATAGGGAATACATCGTTACGGACAATATACTATCCGCATTAGCGTAATAAAGGCATTTAAAAGGATTTTGCGTGTCAGATATAAATGACAGACATTGAAGACAAACCTGTTTTAACTCGATCTGGTCGGCTTTCAAAGAAACCCAATCGTTTAGAGCCTACAGAAGACGTGTGTGACGACGATTTTTCCGAGGATGAGTATGACACAGATTACAATTCAGGGGATGATGAAGATCTCTGCGAAACCGAAACCGATACGGAGGATGAATGTTCGGACAGTGAAGCCGATGAGAATGGAAATCTAAAAGGCTTCATTGTTGATGATGATGAAGAATCGGACGAGGAATATCAGGCTTAAAAAAATAGACATAATAATTACCATATGGAAACGGAATTAGGAAATCCCATAGAGTATAGCCCGCAGCTTATAGACGACAAGCCTGCGGACGAACCCGTTCAAGAACAACAGGAACAGCAGTATTATATGCAACCTCCTCCACCCCCTTTTATGTATCCACCCCAGCAAATGTCAGATGGACCCAAGGTTCCTGATTTTTTAAACTCACTAGATAAGGTTGCCTACATCGTTATATTTGTGGCTTTTATTCTAGGCTTCTTCATGGGCAAAACTATGCAACCAGTTATCCTTCGCCCCGGGTGAAGCGGGTAAAAAATCTTTCACTGGTGTACGTTCGTCTTCCAAAAGTTTTTCCGATCTTCTAGTAATTGCTGGTCTAATTACACCATCAGTAACTACTTGAGAAGCCTCATACATTTCATCATCCAGTATACTTATTCGCGTTAGCCTAAAATTCTTGGGATGTCCAAAACTGACGTAACCAACTTCACGTGGCTCTGCATTTTTTTCATTTTCAGCCTGCTCTACAAGAGCTTTTTCGACGCGCTGTTTGTAGTCTGTTGCCATCGTATTATTAAGAAGGTAGATTTTTTTTAATAATATGATCACATTATGTTTTTAGTTTTTTAGATATTTACGCCTTAGAAGTAACCTCTTCCTCGCCATCGTCCTTCGCCTCGGCAATCTCACCCTCCTCGGGTTCTTCAGCGATGCTGAGCTCAGCCTCGCGCTTCTTTCGACGCTCCTCGATCTCAGCCTTGACAATCTCGTCAGCCTTCTTCACGAGTTCCTCCATAGGAGCATCGGGTGTCTCGACCTTGAGACGCTCAATGACCTCCGCGGGGTGGCTAATCGGAGACTCGTCCGGCTTGGTATAGAATCGAGAGTTCTCATCACCGGGCTTGTTGTAGGTAGCAGACTCGACCATATCGCGTTTACGCTCGTTAAACATCTTAGCAGCCTGGGCCTGGTTCTCCTTATATCCAGACATAAGCTCCTCTAGCTTTTCGTTCGTGTAATGCGCATCCTCGATCTTAGCAGGATCCGGGGGAATCAGTAACCATTTATACATGTCCACAACGTAAATGTCAAACGTGGCATCTTCCTTTTGAAGACGCTTCGCGTGGTTCGCCGCCTCATCACGGGTACTGAAAGCGCCACGGATTTTGATTCCAAACTTATCGTTCTTTTGCGGACACTCCGGTCCGACGACGCTAAGACACGCGAAAAGCTGACCGGGGACAGTCGTATAATCTTGCTCAAGAGACATTATATGATTTTGTATTGCACAAAAACTTTAAGCCATTAAACTTAAGTCGGATAGATATTTAAAGTTTTTATGCAATCATAAAGTATGGAGGAGTTGCGTCGATTACACAACAACGAGAAGCGGGCGCTCATCGAGAGTGTCTGTAAACCGGGGATCAGTGTACTCGATGTCGGGTGTGGGTTCGGTGGAGATCTTCAAAAATGGTCCAAGATGAAAGTTAATATCAACATGTGTGAACCCAGTGCAGAAGCTTTGGAGGAGGCTAAGCGACGGGCTAAGAATATGAAGATGAGAGTCAATTTTTACCATGGAGACATCCGAGCATGTCCAAATCGCAAGTATGACGTGGTGTGCTATAACTTTGCGTTACACTATATTTTTGAGACACGTGATTTGTTCTTGTCAACTCTTCGAGAAATCAAACGTCGGGTAAAACCCGGGGGTAAATTCATTGGAATCATACCAGATTCAGAAAAAATCATTTTTAAGACTCCATATAAGGACGATATGGGTAATTTCTTTCGCATGAAAGGAATGAGTAATGGCGATTTTGGTGAAAAATTGTTCGTACACTTATGCGATACTCCGTATTATGCAGATGGTCCCAAAGCGGAGCCTGTGGCACATAAGGATATGCTCATAACATACCTCGAGAATATGGGTCTAATGATGACAAAGTGGGAGGGTTTAAAGGGGAACCCAATATCAGAGTTATACAGTAAATTTATATTTACGTATAGTAGGGATGATCATAGCAACGTTGATCGCCATTAATATATTGTTATGGTACACAAATCGTAAAGAACCTGTATTAGAAGAAGTAAAAGAACGATACCGTACTCTCAGGGAACACCTGAAGAAAACCGATGAACCAAAGTTTCGCGTGTTACAAGATGAGATTCCCATTGTCGCATACAAAGGATCTCTCATGAGAGGAGTCGGGTACAACACGAACAAGGGTCAGGAGATAGGTTTGTGTATCGACGGTGAAGTAAACCACGTGTTCCACGTCTTGTTACATGAACTTGCGCACTGTACCGTAGATGAATATTCGCATAGTGACAATTTTTGGGACAACTATGAAGAGCTTCGTAACGAGGCGATAACTATAGGAGTGTACGACAACATAGGAACACTGACCCCATTTTGTGGTAAGCAGATTGTTGATAAATAATCTATGTTAATATAAATGTCTGACACAGGCTTACGACAACCCGATTTCTTCCCAGGAATAGACCCCACCAGGTGGAGTCAAACGATAGGTGGATCCCTGCTTTTATGGATGTTAGTCATGGTTGGCATGTTTCTCACGCGCGCCGAATGGATGCCGTACGAGGGTAACATCGCCCTCGTGACGACAATTCTCCCCTTCTTAGTGTACGTGTTAGCCAATAAGACGATCATCGTAAGTGGGAAAACGAGTCACGTATTTTTAGCCCTTCTTTTCTCAGGTGGGATCGTCTATGGATTGACACGGGTGATAGGAGATCTTAAGGATATTTTCAAGAATTACGGGAAAAAGGATGCTAAGAAAGCATGGCCTGCACTTCTTACGATATGCTTATCATGGATTCTTATGATCGGACTTATCTCGCGATTAGGATTGATTGATTTCAGTCTTCCGTACGAGACGATTTAGAAATATTTACGAGTGATGTAGAATACGACACCGGCAACTGCACCGGTAGACGCTAAGCCTACGAGACTACGATTACCCTGAGCATTTAAAAACCTGGGAACCGTATTCGCGAGCTTTTCTTGAATGGGTTTGCTTACAGCAACAGCAGTGGCGAAGACAACAATGAGAGTCTGTAACTGATCGTCGGTGAGATCGAAAGGATTCTTCTTCTTAGGATCTTCGGACTTTTGGGCGGCAGCCTGAACCTGGGGCATCATGGCGTTCGCTTGCGCCACTTGAACCGCACGGGGGTCGACCGCCATGAGAGGGGGTTCGAGAGAAGTGCCTTCTTGGGGTCCACCTAAAACATCGCTGATAGGAGTAGAGTCCATGTCGTCTTTATAATCGTGTATATTTTTTTCTTCCTTGATTTCTGGCGCATACGCGTTGGATTGAGCTTCCGGTACGAATGCGTTAGAACGATTATCCATGTCTATAGGAACCATGCCATCAGAACTCTCTGATAAATTCATCGTATAAATATCGGTCGACATGTATAACTATATTGGAGTTTTTAAGAATCGCTTTTTTTATGCACGTACTGGTGCATAAAAAAAGGAGTTATCCAGTACGGGGCTCGAACCCGTGACATCGGCGTTGCCTCTATGACAGTGAAGTCATTTTATATACGTTGTTGTATAAGCACCGCGCTCTAACCAACTGAGCTAACTGGATTCTATATTAATTTAGCGTGATATCTTTAAGTGTATAAAGATATGGAGACCAGTATAACAAATGACAGCTAACGAGCAATCGTCCGAAGAGTATTACGAGGATATCATAGACCGTCATCTCAGAAATGAGAGGAACGTGGCAGTATCACTCCGAGAAGATATGCATAAGATGGTTAACGATATTTACACATCTCTCGGTTCGGGTCATAGTGAGCGCGTGTACCATAATGCAATGGAAGTGAGTCTTCGAGAATTGAACATCCCGTACGAGTCTGAGAGGCATGTTCCCATTTACTACAAGAAACATGTAGTGGGGATGGCGCGTGCTGATATTATCGTCCGAAGAACTACCATTCTCGAACTCAAAACGGTCAAAAGTCTCAACGATGTCATGATCGCACAAGCTAAAAAGTATCTCACACAACTCGACCTGACATCTGCGTACCTTATCAATTTCCCACCTGGTGAAGGTTTACAACCGCAAATCGCGGAAGTTACACTGTCGGAATAAATTCCCACTGAAGATCCCGACATATTGCTTTCCAAATGACGTCCTGTTGGTGGAGCTTTTCCTTGGATTTAAGAAGAGGGAAGTATTGGAGGTAAGAGTCTTCGGATAGCAACTCACAAAATTTAAAAAGCACGTACGAATAACTCAAGAAGTTCTTTCGATCAGATGGACAGTTGTCGTCAAACGGTTTCTGGATGTCTCGAAACATCATTCGTAATTGTTCTTCGAGTTGTTGGGGCATTTTGGGTGGCGAGATACCACTCAAAATATTAGTAATAAACGGTACGTGCTCGTAAAACTTGTTTAGTTTAAGTTTCTTGAGCAATGAACGAACTTTTGCGTGTGTAATCTCAGTTACGGATTTAATCTTGATCTTCTTAAATTCATTCCTTAACTGTTCGATAACTTCCGGTGGAATCGTCGTCATTTCTTGTGCCTGGAACTGCGAGAGCCATTCGTTGAAATGGTTATCCCGTTTATACGAATAATTGATGACCTTAGCGGATGTCTCTTGTTCTTCTTTGTACGTGAGCTCTTCGCTTATCAACACATCCAGTACTACACCACACGAATCGCACACCATTTCACTCGTGTCACTGAAATGAAACACGTTACTATCTGGGCATCGTGGACATCTGTCTATGAGCTTGCGTTCTATGGGTCGATCTATATTCTTCCTTTCGACGTTCACTAAATATTCGACGTAGATATCTTTCTTTTGTTTACCTGCAGTCTCTTTACAATTGAAAATATTGTCAGTAGTCACCTCTCCCTCCGTGTCGTCTACGTATTGTCGTACATAGGGTATACATCGAGCTATGTAATCCGATAACTCCTGTTCGTATTCACGTTTATTAATCGGGTCACTTTTTATTTTGCTCGTCAGTTCTTCTACTCGATTATTATACCTGCTTAAAAAATTGCCCTCCATTAACGTTAATGAAAGTACTGCACAAGTTTTTAATTAACGTAATTTATGGGATAAAAAAGGTGATGCATTTTATTTTCGCTAAACGTGATTACACAATCGATGATATCTACATCGAGTATTTTGTCGATCACTCTAAAGATTTTTCTACCGAGACGATGGTGACTTCCGATTGTCACCCCCTTTGGCTGGGCCAAAGCTACGAAATTGAACCTAATACAAAATCGTACGTGATCGACGAAAAGGATCTCGAAGATGTCGGTCTTTCTATCGGCGACCCCATTCCTACGCCACCGGAAGCGGTGACAAAAATACTAATCCGAATCAGCTATTGGTACGAAAATCGTATGTATAAGTTTTTGACCTATGACAAGGATTACTCATGGCCTCCTAAAAAATCAACTACTATGTCTTTCCATATTCCTCTCGCAAGCGCACAATTACTGGATTGTGCTGACAAGCCAGTAAAGGACGTTCTCGACAAAATTCGGCGGTACGCGGGTCCAAATTCGGACTTTTATGGTGAAAAGGTGATGATTAAGGATATGCTATTTTATAGCGAAGACAGACTGAAAAATGAACTCCCTCGTATTAAGTTGAAGAACTGTTTTGGAATGATGAAAACGGTTGACACGTTGACGGGTCTTATGTCTGATCTTCGTTTACCTTAGTCGCGAGGTAGAACTTCAAGTCACCCAGGTTCGCTACGTTGTATCTCAGAATCAAGAAACGATTCTGCTCTTCTTGCATGATTTGCACAGTCGAACACATACTCGTAGCCTTTGTAAAAATATTCATGTATTTAAGTGAGTACGTACCAGACATCATGGAACATTCTTCCACACATTGAATTTCCGTTTCCTGATTAGCAAAATCTCCCTTGCATACGAGTCGTAATGCGTTTCCGCCTCGGTGGATTTCTAATTCGTCTCCTATGTTAGACATATCTCTACAGATTCTCTGGAAGTCAATAGAAGGTATGGGTGTATTCACCATCATTTGCATCTCTGGCACTTCAATCTGATTTTCGTTGATGTCCAGAAGTTTTAGTTCAAACTTCGTGGACGTCTTCTTCTGTTCACTGTGAATCTCGATGTTCATATGTTCCTTCGACTGAACGGACATTATCAAAATATCATTGACGGTGATTGTCTTAAGAAGCTTGTGCATGTTTGTCATATTGACACCGCAGTCAATCTCTTCCTTGCACTCGTACTCCTCGAAGTTCTCGGCTGGGAGATGCATGTCTATAAGCGAAGTTCGAGCCGTATCTAGGGTGACGATGTACATCCCATCGGGCTTAAAATATATGTTCACGTCGTTCAAAATATCCTTTAAAACCTCGAACGTAGATTTTATGGCTGCAGCTTGGACAGTCACAAGTTTCATACTAATTTGACCACAACTTAATTCTTTATATCCGTATAAGCGACGTCTTCAACCTTACGATTAATCTTTGCTTCAAGTTCTGCTGTCATAGGTGGCTGTAACGACCTCCCGTAGTTGTCTATCGTAAACATTTCATCCGTTCCTTCGCCGTCGAGGGTTGTCGTATTCGGACCACCCCCGAATCCACACGTCTCGAGATCGCGTACTGGTAAAAGCGACTCTAGCCAGTTATGAATCTCCTTACCGACTAAGATCTTTCCATGCTTGGTCAGCATCGTAGGAACCCTCGTAATTTTTGATCTGTACTGTGGAGGAATACCCAGTTCCGACACGTTATGATATTGCACGATCTGTTTCAATTGGTTATGACTATTAATGAAAGTGATCACATCCATACTATGTTTACACTTCGGACTGAACACCAAAAGTGACATCTAAAATATCGAGTCAAAAAAATTTGGAAAATTACACACGATTTTTTTAAGGGTCTATATTAAATGATAAACATCTTGTTATTCATACTGGTCATCTTACTACTGATGTCCAGGGAAGAGAAGTACTCGGTGGCTTCAAAAGAGAGTGGTGTTATCGCATTGAACGATCCATTACCAAATATGGTGGAATATATACCCACAAAAACCATCGTGAACCACGACATAATGGAGTCCCTGGTGCTCACGACAAGTAAATACATCAAGGAAAAGACTGGTATAAACAACTACATCATAGAGACAAGTGGGTTGAAGCAGTTCGTGCACAAACACAAAAATCACGGCATGTATAGATGTATGTTTATGGTTCTAAAGCGCGGTGGCTTCCCTTATGGTTTCATGGTATCCGTTGATATTCTCGTGACAAACGCCAGTTCTATAGGTAAAGCGGGAAAGCCAAACGTGAGAGTCATAAGTGCTCGATCCCAGCCGATGAACGTTAAACCACCCGCGAACAAGACTCCATTTGAGAGTAGTATCGAAGGACATGAATACATTCCTTTTGATGAAATCAATAAAAGTGAGGAAGAACTGCTAAAATTAAGTCCGGGTAATATTAATGATAAGCGTAGAGGAGATCTCGCGAATAACCAACAACAGGAATCGTATGAAGAAAGAAACGTACGTGGAGTTGTATAAGCAGATTTCCCGTAAGATACGACGAGCGGTTGAGGCTCAAAAGAAGCGAATAGTATTCGAAGTACCCGCATTTTTAGTGGGATATCCCGTGTACGATCGTCTAAAGGCGACGTCTTATCTCAAACGTCAGCTTGAACTTGGTGGATTCATAGTACACATAACAGGCAATTTCGGACTTTCTATCACATGGAAAGTTAAAAAGGACAAGGTGGGATCTGGTCCCATGGATCATATAGAAGATTTCCCTACCCTAGTAAATCTTAAGAAAGTAGCAAACAGGTACAGGAGAGATGCGCAGTAATTCTGATAAAAAAAGACCAGTCTATCATAAATGGATAATTTAAACATTTTAGTCGAGGCTAAGCGCGAATACATGGAGCAGCTGTGCATTCTCATCTGCCCGGTCATGATCGAAGTTTTTGAAGACATGTATTCAGAGGCTCAGAAACTGTCGAAGGGTCGTAAGGTTTTGATGATGTTCCAAAACTTACTGAAAGATGTTCCCGAGTGGAATGAGACTATGGCTCGCCAGCACACAGAGAATATCGCCGCGCGTTGTGCGTGGTTTAGGGATTTGGTCGCCGCGGTATTTGTCAGCTCTGTAAAGATTCTCTCCGCCGTTCGATTGAGCTCTGATTCTAAGAAGATGTCCGTCAAACTCCCTACTAACGAGATTTTCATTCATACGTGTTACAAGAATGCGGCCAAGGACCTTTATCGCGACCCTTACATTTTCACTGATAGTCAGTCAGAGCACGTCCGCAACGACAAGCTGTATGAGCGATTCACCACGTGCGTAGAGACCACTGTGAAGGAATTGATCCCCGTTCAACAGATTTTGCAGACGTACATGGCTTCTAACGGTGAGGATATGCTCGATCCCCAAGATGCGGATATGGTCGAGGATAATATTCAAGAGTACGACGAGGAAAACCCTGGTGAAATGGGTGGTGGTTTTGGAGCGCCTGAGGGGGCCGAGGGAATGGAAGGAGCCGAGGGAATGGAAGGAGCCGAGGGAATGGAAGGAGAAGGAATGGAACACCCCATGGGTGGAGTTGAAGATGGAATGGAGGAGCCCGGTGGAGAGTACCAGGAACCGATGGAAGAGTATCAGGCCCCACAGGAACCGGCACCTAATCCGTTTGAAAATGAGTTTAGAACCGTGAACACCCGTCCCCAGCAGCCCCAGCGTTCAGATGGTGACCTATTCGCCGATGCCGCGGATGCCAGAAGTAAAAAACTCCGCTATTAAATATGGACGAATACTTCCGTGATCCAGGTTCTGCGGCCATAATCGCCGCCGGTCTTACCGCTTTATACATTCACGGCAAAGCTCGATTGAATGACGAGGGCACTCTTTCTACGAGTGCTTATGCCAAACCGGCTGCGTTAGTAGCCATTTTAGTCTATTTTATCGTATCTAATGGTTTAGGTAAGCGTGAAACCATTTCTACCGACCCTTTTTGAGTAACTTAAAGATTAATCGCAACATATGTTATATATGACTTCCGTTACAGCGTTTAACGACATGATGGGCCAGTTTCTCATGGAGCTGCACAAGACCTTCCCAGAGGAGAAGGGTCTTAAGAAGTACATTGCCGCTTTTGAACTCATGAGATCTACCAACGGCAAGATTATTGTCGACGGTTTCATGGAAAACGTCACCCCTCATGTGGATAAGATCAACTCTAAGGACGAATCGTTCTTCCTCGAACACGCAGAGAACATCGAGTTTCTCAAGGATATCAACCTTAAGGGATGCTGGCCCAAGGCCTCTCCCGGTACCAAGGATGCAATTTGGCAGTATCTTCAAACGCTGTACATGCTTGGTACTACCATCACCGCCATCCCAGCCGACACGCTTAGCATGATTGAGACGGTCGCCAAGCAATGTGCGGACAAGCTTTCTAACGAGGATGGTGAACTCGATATTGATGAGAATAAGCTTATGCAGTCCATGCAGGGGCTGCTCAGTGGTATGATGAAAAAATAAACTACGCATAATATAAATGGTCTCATTGTTTGAAGATCCAAAGCAAGTCGTCAGGTCCGATAAGGTCACCGAATTTTGGCCCACCAGTCAACAGACGACAGCCGAACGGGTCAATGCTACAGCGCGATTTGTCATCTACGCGACGTGCATTCTGTATCTCATCAGACGGGACATCCGCATTTTCATATTAGGGGCTACGGTCCTATCGGTTCTTTATGTAATGGAAAAGTCTAAAATGATCAAGGGAAAGAAGGCAAAGAAGGAGACGTACGTTCCGGAGTGTCAACTTCCCACGGTTGATAACCCCATGGCGAATGTCTTGATGAGTGATTTTGATGGTCGCCCGGATCGCCCTTCGGCTTGTAGGTACGATACGGTCCGTGATGAAGTGAACGACATGTTGTCAGGACGCATTCCGTATGGTCCGCAGAAGTCTCGCTCTCCGATGCCTGATGCTCAGAGAAATGCCTTTTCTAGGCAATTCGTTTCGGGTCCCGTGACGAGTATTCCGGGTGATCAGACAGCTTTCGCTGAGTGGCTGTATGGTGAGAAGGGTGCTCCGATCTGCAAGTCGGACCCGACTCTATGCAGCCCTAATGCACGAGGTGTGCAGTTAGAGGCGTTCGGCGGATTAGCGTCTAATGACGATAAGAGAGGTGGTGGGTTTGGCGGGGGTAACGGCCCAGCGGCGTAGATAGATAATATTCTCGTGTAATAGTAAATGGCGTATCAGCTTCAACCAGGACTGAAAATTGTTGAAAACCCTGCTCGCCCGTCCGCGTGTGCCACGGATGAGGTGTTCGTGTACCCCCAGCCCAGTACCCTTAACTATGGTTCTAGCCGACCTAACACCATGTTATACGGTACCGCACCCTTCATGGCGGGTAAAGGTGCTCCCGCCGAGTTTATCGAGACGAGTGACCTCCTCCGCCCCCAATCCACATCTAGATTTAACAAGATCGTCGCTCAGACGTACGAACAGAACCTGTTCCCTCTCCAAGATATGAAGTGCAAGCTTCCCCTCAAGACGATACAATATGTGCCCGCCAGTACCACAGCCGAAACTCAGAATATGCAGTTCATGAAGCGATATCCTGGTCAATAAAAATCTCTCCTAAAATTAAGAATGGCTGATCCACTTTCGTTAGTAGCTATCGCTGGATTAGCTTATGCAGGAAAAGTTTTAAGTGAAAAAAAGAAGACTGAGGAGTACAACCTTTCTATTCAACAGGCGCCTGTTTCGGTTATTCAGGAAGAGGTGCCTAATGTTATGTCTCCCAAGCCTGTCAGTTTATCGAATTTACCCGACCCCAAGGTTGAGATAAATAATTTTTCGGACATCGCGCCACAGGGGCGGTCGAGTGGTAATGAAGTGTTAGAGATGCGGGATCGTATGTTTGACGGTGGTCGTATGAATAACCTTTCTCCCGTCGAGAAGCAATATGTCGGACCGGGTATCGCTGTCGGACCCAATGTCCCGGCGGCGGGTGGTTTCCATCAGATCGTGCGTGTGAACCCTGAAAACGTGGGTGAGTATAGACTTACCACGTTACCCGGTAGGAGTGGCCCTGCTCATGACATCTTCGGTGGTCGTCGTGGTAAGATGGGTGAGTTGGCGAATAACCGCCCCGAGAAGACTGCGTATCTTCCCGAGCGTCGCCCGGTTGCAGGCGCCAAGTCGCAGGGTTTCGGTGGTCATGTCCCTAGGGGTGAACATGTGAACGGTAAGCGTGTCACTAACCGGTCTATGACTGGTTCTCGTAACGATGGTCTTGGGTTCAATGGTGCTAAGCGTACCGTGTCGGCTCTTCAACACGTGGCGGATCCTACGCGCAACAAGAAGGATGGTAATACCGAGCAATATGTGTACAACAACCAGGTTGCTCCGGGTATAAGTACGTTCGCGCACGGTCACGTCGTGGCCCCCGCTTCTCAGCTCAGGGAATCTCAATCCAGGTCTCCCCAGCGCCCGTACACTTCTGAGGAGCTGTTCGCGTATGGTTTCCGCCCCGATGACCGTCGTGGTAAGGCGAACAGACCTGGTAACGCTGGTAGGATGAACGTTCGTGCCGGACCTCTTAATCAGGCTGGTATGCCTACCGCCATGCGATTCGACACCACGCGCATTGATGGTCGCACGGGTCCCATGAACGGTGGCTGGACGCAACAATACGATAACAACAAGTATTACAACTTCAACCATTACAAGGGCAACACGAACCCGTATGCCTCCGATTACAGTCTCAACGTGGCCAAGCAGCAGCTTCAGAACAACCCCATCGCGCAACAGATCATGTAAACACTTTCATATTTGCATAAACACACTGATTAAAATATATCCCCTTATTTTAATGAGCGTACACACGTTAGACATAGATAGTGGAGAACGCGACCCGATCGCGTATCCCAATCCAGGAGATTACGTCGTCGAATTGAAGAATCCAATTTACAACGTCTCTAAGATATCGCTGGTATCGGCTCGTATTCATGCGAGTCAGCTTCTTATAAACGATAGAAACAATACATTCTCCGTGAATGGTACTACAGTCATGTTACCCAATGAGAATTATAGTGGAAATGAAATAGCGAGTGAACTGTTAACACAATTTCAAGCTACGTCTGTTCCCATTTCGGCTGTCACGTATGATAAGAGTAAGAATGATTTGTCTTTTACCGGTTATGCTCCATTCACGTTTGAGTTTTATGGGGGAGAAAACGGATTTGCATCTGGTGTAGAAGGGTTAACAACTCCACACGATATTATGGGACTTCCTGCGAGTAACATATCATCAGTGAATAACACTATAGATACCGGAAGTCTTCATCTTCAGGGTCCGGATGCACTTATTTTGAAAATAAGTAGTGGTTCGGAACAGTTGAATAAGACTGTATATTCAGATACACCGTTCTATACCGGTCGAATATTAATGGCCGGTGATGTCATTAATTATTCTGGTATAGATGATACTGTAGAACACAATTTCGATTCGGGTACACAAAACATATCAAAATTGCGTATTCAGTTTTTTTACAGTAGTAATAACCGCCTGATTCCATATGATTTTAGAAATGCGAATCACGTGTTAAAGCTATCAATCGTCGGTACAACTGATAAATTATCAAGGGTTCCTATGGTAAAGAAGGGTACCGAGTTACAAAACGAAGAGCGCACTGAAGGGTATCGTCTTCCGCCAAATATTCAAGGCAAGGTTGATGACCTGAATAAATGGAATGGGTTTATCTATATATTTTTAATAGTACTTACCGGTTGTTTCTTCATGGTATTTACTAAACCGCGAAGACTTAGCGAGTAACCGCGTAGACGGGAGCGCCGGGCTTCCTGACGCGAGTGGACACGCGAGAGATGATCATGTAGACGATCACGGAAAGGAGGGTGGTAAAGAGAGCGGTGAGGGCATAGTTCATGCCACCGTTCTTCTGAACCTTGACGACCTGGTGAATGGACCAACGAACGACATCCATCCAAGAGAGGGCCGCGGCGAAGGAGAAGCCGGCAACTACGGAGTTGAGGGACTGAGCCTCGAGCTCACGGGAGATCGCGAGGACGGTATCGACGGCGATATCGGAAGACATTTATTATATGATTAGATTTTATTCTGGTAGCAACTCTTCGACGATCAGGATTTTTTTATAAGTGTCCTTATTGTATCCCCTGATATTACCCTTCCTGGGTGCTTCAGACTCAGAGTCTGAATCCGAATCTGACCCAGATTCCGAGGACTCGTCGACTGCCTTAAAACTTTTGTAATTAGAAGTCGTCCATCCCTGGAGAGGCGATGTGTCCATTACTATCAATTGCATTTTTTATCATTTCTTCTGACGGATTGGTCGGTTTCCAACCCTCCCATGCGTCATATGCTTCGTTGATTTTCATATACAGTTCTTCTGATCCTGAATATGGGACGAAGGGTGCCTCTTCACTTTCGTCGACTGTCTCTATCTCTTCCTCGTCATCCGATTCTTCATCCTCGTAAATTTCGGGAAAATATGACCCGATTTGCTGACCTACTGTGTGCATCGCGCAGTATTTCAAGCAGTATTCCATATCCTTCGCTAAAATCGTGTTTCGGCCACACGCTTTAGCATATTGCCCTGATAAAACGACTGCATGTTCCATCACTGGTTGCATTATGTTAATTGCTGATTCCACCATTTGGGAAGATAACTTTTCCGCTGCCTCCATTGATTCGGAGTATATTATTAGCAAGCGCATAAACTCTAAGCTCTCTTTTCAAAACTGTTTCACTATTGAGTTTCAGTTGAATGATCTGTTCTTTAATAGCGCTAAAATTGCGCTGACCTGTGGGATACCATTTTTCGGGTTCTAATGCGAAACTATACGAGTAAAATCGCCTGAATAGCTGTGTTCTGGAATGATGAATACCACTCTGTACAGCCCTGAGGTGTACGACATTCCCTGTTACTTCGTCGAGAATGATTTCGTTATCTAAGATCATCTCTAAGTTGACAAGGTGTTCAAAGTTTACATATTTACCATCTGTTCCCAATGGATATATTTGGTAAACAAAATCATAATCAAATGTGCTTATAAAACTTTCAACTGGTAGGGGAATGTTCGCAATGACAAAATATAACTCCTTTACTGGATTTGTGAAATCCATCTTAAATCTATACTCATCCGTGCCAATGGAAGTGGATACCGGGATTTCAAAGGTATTCTGTTGAATCTGAGTGATGATATAGTCACGATTACTTTTCTTGATAGCCTGACGCTCGGGTTCGTTAAGTTGGACCATCTCTGTATGTAGAGTCATAGACTCAATACCTAAACCGGTTGTATCTATGGGTGCTGGATTTACATGTACCATATTACCCATGCCGGGATGATGATGACAGTAATAGTATAAATGGTGTGGTGTATCACTGTTTACGGTAAGCGTTATAGTATGTATCGTATTCACAGTTGAAAAAGTCTGATTGTCTGTGTATTCGATGTAATTGTTATGCATACCATCGCTCCCCACCGAAAATTTGAATGGATGACTAGTGTTAACATTCGTGTCAATTTGAAACGTATACGTACGCCCATACTGTAATTCTAGTTGGGGTGCTTCTACACCGTCTATAAAGTATTTATTACCATTTGAAGTAGCCTGTACAGTGACGACGAAGTTGGTATTGTCTGGTGAAGATTGTTGAAGAATATTGGGTAAATTGTGAATACATTTGCCAATATCACTGAGTTGGATTTCTATTTCACACTCCTGTTTTGTTAGGGCACAGAGTGGAATCGCGAGTTCTGGATTGTTGTGAAAATAGAACGGTATATCCACTATGTAACTCGTCGATGTAGTCGCGAGCGGTAAGTATTGATCGATAGACGCGTAACGTACCGGGAGTCCAGAAGATTCGTCAGGACATTTACCGATCAGCTTAGCCAGATTATTCTGTTTTGTTTGTGTGATATAGTGTTCACTGTAAATCTGTAACCAATCTCTCGGAATTCTCTGTATGAGCTGTCCACCTATTGTGAGATCTACATGTTGAAAAATCGCGTGTCCGATGGATTCGACATACCTAAAATTAACCCCATCCGTTTCCAGTGGTGGAAGTGTAAAATGTACCCGTATAGCCTTTATCAAATCACCGGAGTTAGCTGGTATCGTGCATTTAACAATACCTCCGTATTCTAGTTGACCGTGTAGATCATGCGTCAAGTCATACGTTGAAAAGTTCGTATGCCTTTTGAACTGTTTTATGAAATGCGTGTATTCAGGATTCTCTGTGAAGTAAGCATCCTGAGTACCCGTAGTGGCAAGTTGTACCCGTCCTGCCATTTCTACTATAACCCGTTAAAATTTTAAACCTGCTAATCCTCCCTCGACGTGTAAGACGTTATAATTTAAAGCGTATATCGAAAGGTTTATGTTTCGTGTAGTCGATACTTCGCCGAGCTCCACATCTAGTTTCTTGTGGATGACACGACTCATGTTTAATTGGCCGGTCGGATAATACAGTTCCGGTTTCATCGCGAAAGAATACATGTAGAATTCATACCCCGCGTCTGGACATCCGGTGTGATGTATCAAAGACTGTTCATATGCGAGATATTTACCTGTGTGATCAAACATCGTCTTTCCATTGCACTCGAATTTAATATTTTTCACGAATCTATAATCCGACCTTTTTCCCATGACATGACCAGAAAATTCTTGATCGGGAGATGTCGTATCCAGTAGATGGTCTTCGGGGATTGTACTGTCTTCGTCCATTCTATACACCCGGACGTGTCCAGCAAGGCTGCCACCGTCTGCGTTGTTTGGTGCCCCGATAGCCAATCTTAATCCGTCAGAAGATAATGAGACAGAATTTCCAGAATAATCATTTGGAGCTTCCCCGTCTATATCAGAACCTATTTGATTCCACGAAGTGGTTCCGAACGACGTTTGCGATTCAAATACCCGTGTATGTCCACGATTATTGTTGTTAAATATCGCTCCAGCGGCGAGTCTTGTTCCATCTGAATTCAACGAAACGGAGTATCCAAAATTATCAGCCGAAGATTCGCTATCAATATCAGAACCAACTTGAGTCCAGTCAGAAGAATACTCAAAAACTCGAACGTGACCAGAATTTGCGGTATTCCCAATCCCCCCAGCAGCAAATCTCGTTCCATCTGAACTTAATGAGACCGAGAACCCAAACCTGTCAGTACTACCTTCACCATTTATAATAGAACCCAGTCGATCCCATACATTCCCCGAAAATTCATAAACCCTGACATATCCCCCTGTATTATGTGCAGCTGCTCCAACGGCGAGTCTCATTCCATCCGAAGATAAGGAAACGGATGTTCCATATTCATCACTTGTAGCGTCACCGTTCAAATTCACTCCCCCTGAATCTTGGGTCCATGAAGTTCCGGACCAGCTGTACACTTTGACGTATCCAGTATTCCCCGTGCGTGTAGCCCCAAAAGCAAGTTTCGTTCCGTCCGAATTTAACGAAACGGAAGTTCCAAGTCGTTCATTGTTGAATGAACCACTAAACACTGACCCCATTTG